CCAAATTAATTTTTCTACTACCTTTAATTCTGGAACTGGAACAAATCTTACTTTATATATTTTTCTTTTCAAATCGGGGGTAGGACTAACCATATTAGACTATAAAGTATGGTCGTCTCCTACACCAGGTAGTGTTTTAACATATAATTCATCGGTCGATACTATATTTAAGAATGGTTATTATTTATATTTTGATTTAGTATATGATTTTAATACAGCAAATATATCAAATGTTAATATTACTATTAATATAACGAACGCACAAAATAATTTATTAGATGTTCCTATTAAGATTGGAGATGATTTTTTAATTAATAAAATCTTACCCTCTAATATAAAACAAAAAGATTTTCTTAATTCTATATTCAAATTATTTAATTTGTATATTGATTATGATCCTAATAATACAAATATATTAAGGATAGAACCAAGAGATGATTATTATTATTTTAATGGTCCGGGTGATAATTTTTATGGAAATCCGGGTTTTGATTTAGATAATTTACAAATAAAAGATTGGAGTGATAAGGTTGATATAAATCAAGAAGTTAATATACAATTATTAGCAGAGACACAAAATAAAACAATTAAATTATCATATAAAGAAGATAAAGATTACTTTAATGGTATTTATCAAGGTTCTATAAATAGAATATATGGTGATAAAATTATTGAAATAGATAATGATTTTAATTTTGGAGAACAAGTAATAGATGTTTTATTTGGCCCAACTATTGTAGCAAATATACCAGGAACAATTAATTTTCCTATTTCTAATTTAACAAAACAAATTGATAGTCAAACTAATTTACCTAATGGAAGATCAAATGCTTTACCTAAAATCTTACAAAGATCAAGAGCAATTGATAGTAGTAGTGGGAATATAACTGGACCATCTGTATATGGATTAACAGGAGGAGATAAATGGAGAATGGGGTCAACAACGTCAGATGCTATAACATATTATTCATACCCATATGCTGGAAATATAAATAATCCTTTATTAACTGATCCTTATTTACTTCAAGATTTGAACTTTGATAATGCTATATTTACATACTATTCTAATAATGGTATTTCAATTAATAATAATTTATATAACACCTTCTATAAGAATCAATTTGAAGAGATTTTAGATGTAAATAGTAAGATTTTAACAGCCCAATTATATTTAACACCACAAGATATAAGAGATTTTAGATTTAGTGATGTAATATATTTAAGATTAGGAAGTTCAGGACAATACTATCACGTTAATAAAATAAATAATTATTCATTAACAGAACCATATAAGACAACAGAAGTAGAATTAATTAAAATAAAAGAAGTTGCTTCTTATCCATTACCAAGTGGAACTCAAAGTAATAATTTATTAGTAATGACTAATAAAACTCCTGCTACAACAGCATATGCTACATTTTCATTTGTTTTTAATGAACCTGTTTTATCAAAATTAACTGTTAATTATCAAATAATCACAGTATGGACTACATATAATGATAGTTTAACAATATATCCTGGCGAACAATTAAAGTATTTATCAACAAATATAGCGAGTGTTAATGTAAGTGGATATAGTATAACATCAATAGCACCTAATAGTGATGGGGTATATAATTATACTTTTTAACCCTATAAAAAATATATAAAATATATATAATAATAAGATATAATAAAAAAATATGAATACAGAAAATATAAACATTCAAATTGAGGCAAAAGTAGATCAAGCCACTAAAAGTATAGAACAATTAAATAAAACTATTGGTGGTTTATCTACACAAATTAAAACTATACAAGGTGGTATGACAAGTTTAGAAAAGACCAGTCAAAAGACAGGTCTATCTATGAAGAATGCTTTTAAGTTTTTAACAGCAGAAGGTTTATTTCATACAGGTATAGGATTAATGAAAGATTTGGCTAAACATACTTTTGAGGTGAATACCGAGTTTGAAAATATGAGTGTTTTATTAAAAACATCATTGGGTGAAGCCGCAGCAAAAGGGGCTTTTAAGGATATAACTGAGTTTAGTAAGAAAACACCATTCCAAGTAAGAGAAATAATGGATTCATTTATCCAATTACAAGCGAGAGGTATTATACCAACACAAAAAGAGTATGCTAACTTAGCAGATTTGGCTGTTTCAAAAGGTAAAGACTTAGATTATTTAACACAAGCAGCATTAAATGCTGGTATAGGTAGAACTATGATGATTAGATCATTAGGAGTTGATGCCAAAGTTCAAGGTGATAAATTAAAAATGACATTTAAGGGTCAAACAACAGAAATAGATAAAAGTCAAAAAGCAGTTGTAAAATACTTAGAAGGATTAGGACAAATGAAAGGTATAGCAGGTGCTGCCGAAGCACAAACCCATACTTTGAGTGGATCTATATCTAACTTAAAAGATAAGTTTGATTTATTTATTTATGGATTGAGTGGTGAAGGTAATCAAGTGTTGGCTAATTTTATTAATTTCTTAGGAGATTGTTTAGAAAAAACACAACCTATAATAGATTTATTTGCTGACTTTGGTAGTCAAGTAATGGATTTATTTGGTGATATAGGTGATTTATTAAAATCAATAGGTGTTTTTAATGACAAAGCATCTGCTGCTACAAATATAATGGATCTTATCACAGGTGTTTTTAGAAGAGCATTAGTTCCTGTAAAATTATTTATGTTAGCAATTAAAAATGTGACAGATTGGATTAAGTATTTAGTAAATGAAGGTAAAAAATTAATGAACTTCTTTGGAGGTAATTTTGAAATTGATAAAACTATTAATACAGATTTTATTAAGAAGAATGCCGAAGAAGCAATTGAAATTATGAAAGGTTTCTTTGGTGAAACTGATAAAGAAAAGGCAGAACACGCTAAAAAACAAGCAGAAAAAGATAAAGAAGATAAAGAAGCACAAGAAGCATTAGAGAAAAAAAGACAAGAAGAGGCTAAGAAAAAACAAGAAGAAGATGCTAAGAAAAAAGCAGCAAAAGTTAAAAAAGAAAAGATTGATGAATTACAAGGTATATTAGCGGCTGATGAAGAATTAATTAACGAACAAGAAAAAGGAACTGATGCTTATTATGTGGCTTTATTTAAGAAATTAGATGATGAGAAGAATTATTATATTAAGCATTACAAAGAGTTAGGAATGACTAAAAATCAAATGTATAAAAAAGTTGCTGAAATAGATTCTAAAATTAAGAAAGAAGATGCTAATCAAATAAAAGATGAAGAAAAACAAAGAAAGAAAGAACAAAAAGAAGCAAATGAAGATCTTAAAGCACAAGATGAACTTGCTATAATAACTGCTAAAAATGATAAAGAGTTATATGATAATAAAAGAAAGCAATTAGAAGATAATCTTAATATAGAATTACAAAAAGAGGAATTAACTGATAATGAAAAATTATTATTAAAAGAAAAGTATAAAGGTGATTTAACTAAAATAAATGAAGAAGAAACAACCAATAGTTTTAAGAATAAAGAAGATATACTTAAAAAAGAAAAAGAAACTGCTGATGCTATTGTTGGATTTGGTATAGATAAGTTTAATAAATTAAAATCAATTGAAGATCAAGAATACGCATTAAAACAACAAACATTAAAAGCGAAATATGATTTAGAAATAGCAGAAGCAGAAAGATTAGGTAAAGATACAAGTGATATAACGGCTAAATATAACGCTGATACGGAGGCAAATACAGCACAACATACTAAAAATATAGATGATTTATCACAAAAGTCAGCAGAGTTTAGATCAAGTATGTATAAATCAATTGGTGATGCGTCAGGTGCTTTAACAGCATTAATGGAAGATCATACTGATATACAAAAAACAGTAGCAATCGCACAAGCAACTATGGATACATACGCTGCTGCTAATAAAGCATTAAATGATAAATATGCTCCGGGTATTCCTGGGTTAGTTATGAAAATAGCAGCAGTTACTACAACTATTGCGACAGGTATAGCAAATGTTAAGAAAATAACATCAGTTGGAACAAAAAGTGGAGGTGGTGGATCTTCTACTTCAACACCAAGTGTTACACAATTTGCCGCACCACAAATGATGGGATTAGGTGGTAATAGAATTGGAAATCCGAAAGATTATATGGCTCAAAGAACGTATGTATTAGAGAGTGATATATCTGCTTCACAAAATAGGGTAAAAACTATACAAAATAGCGCAATTTTAGGCCACTAAAATATAAAAACAACAAAAAAATATATATAACAATATGGCAAAGAAAAAGTTTAATGACACAGATTTACCTGTATATGAAATCTATGTAGATGAAGAAGATAAAACAGGTATAAGATTTATATCTCTGGTTCAAGATCCAGCAATTGAGATACAAGGTATGGCTTTTGATAAAGAAACTGATTTAATGGAGTTCAAAAAGGTAGATCAACAAAAGATTGCTGGTTATTTTATGGTTCCAGATAAATTAATTTTTCGTAGAGATGATAAAAAAGGAGATTATTATGTAACGTTTTCTGCTGAAACAATCCAAACTATGATGATGAGGTTTAATAAGTATAATAATAACAAAGCAATTAATGTAGATCATACAACAGAGATGGCGAATGCCTTTATTTGTGAAAATTGGATTATAGAAGATGAGTATTACGATAAATCAAGAAAATATGGCTTTGATGCTATACCTGGTGCTTGGTTTGGTATAGTAAAAATAGAAGATGAAAAGTTTTGGAAAGAAAAAGTAAAAGGTGAAGGACGTTATTCATTTAGTGTAGAAGGATTAATGAACCAAAGACCAGCAACTTTTAGTAATGAGGAGAGATTTGATAAAATTATTGATAATTTAAGTGATGAAGATATAATTTGTTTAATGAATGATTTACAAAGAGATAAAATTAGTTTTGATTTTGATAAAACATTAGAAAAACCATTCATACAGAAGATAGCAAAAAAAAAATCTTAGAAGGTAATGAAGTTTTTATCATAACTCGTAGATACTTTACCGATAATAATAGTGATTTATATAAAATAGCAAAAGATTTAGGTATAGACCACGATCATATATATTTTACAAATGGGTTCTATAAGTTTAGGAAATTAAGACAATTAGGTATAGATATACATTATGATGATAAGCAATCGGAGATTAATTTAATTAATTTCTATACTAAAATAAAAACAATTTTAGTAAAATAAAAAAAGTTTTCTAAAAAATATATAAAAAACGAAAGTTTCTATATATAGATTGTAGAACAACTATATTAAAAACAAATAATAATAATGAATAAAAAAGATGCTTTGAAAAATATAAGAGAAACATTAAAGAACTTAATGAAGTTTTCAAATGAAGTAAGTGAAGAAAAGTTCGGAACACTTGAATTAATGGACGGAACTAAAATAACTACTTCTGCTTCCGATTTAGAAGTTGGTGCTGAAATATATGTTATTGATGATTTAGGTAATCAAAGTCCATTAGATGATGGTGAATATACTTTAACAGATGGTAGATCATTTGTAGTTAGTAATAATGTTATTGAAACAATTAATGAAGGTGTAGAAGAAGGTGAAGACCCAATTGAAACACCAGAAGAAGTTGATAATAAACAAATGGATTCAAACTTACCAGAAGGACATCAAGACGCAGTAGCAGAAGCAAAAGGTGAAGAACCAAGTGCTGATGGTGGATTAGAAGCAAGAATTGCTGATTTGGAAAAACAATTAGAAGATATTAAATCTATTTTAGATAAAATGGGATCAATTCAAAATGATGTTAACGAACAGATGATGAGTAAGATTAGTAGAGTTGCTAATGAACCAGGTGCTGAACCAATTAAATCTATTAAGAAAGAAACTTTTAATTACAACAAAACAAACAAAAGTAAAGAAGCGATGGCGGACTTGAAAGAGTTCTTCAAAGAAAGATCAAAAAAATAAAAGATTAAAATCTTTATATAAAAAAAATAAAAAACGAATATGGCAAATTATATTAATAATGCTACACTTTTAGGTGGATTAACTGTATATAGAGACGAGTTATCTGCTAAGGAAATCTTAACTGAATCAGTTTTTTCTGCGAGAACATTAGAAATTGTAAAAGTTGAAACCGGAGTTAAAGGAACTCAAACTATTAACTTAATTACTTCACAACCAGTATGGACTGTTGCTTCTTGTGGATTACAATCAGGAACAGGATCTGTTACCTTCGCTCAAAGAGATATAACTGTTAAAGATATATCACAAACAGAAGACATTTGTTTAGTAGGTGATAACACTTTATCTAAATACTTTACAGGTATGTCAATGGCAAAAGGTATTAACCAAGAAGACTTAACACCACAAATCTTCGCTAAGGCTTATATGGCTGATAAAATGAATAAGATTAAAGATTACGTAGAACACGCAATTTGGTTAGGTTCTACATCTGGAACTACTTATGATGCTAACTACACATTAACAAATGGTTTCATATATCAATTAAATCAAACATCAGCATCACAATCTATTATTAGTGGTAATGGAACTTATTCAGGTGCTTTAACTGACGGTAATGCTATCGCAGTTGTAAATCAATTAATGAACTTGGTTCCACAAGAAATCGCAGATAAAGATTTAGTTTTATTTGTTTCTTTACCAAATTTTAGACACATTATCAACGCTTTAATCTTGTCTAATAACTATCACTACACAGCGATAGATCAATCAGCAGGACCAGCTTGGACTATTACCTTCCCATTTGCGCACAACTTAACAATTGTTGCTACTTCTGGATTACAAGGTAGAAATGACTTAGTATTATCTTACCCTGAAAACTTCTACGTGGGAACTGATGGCGAACACGATTACGAACAATTCAATGTTTGGTATTCTAATGACTTAAATGCTGTAAGATTTAGAGCACAATTAAGATTAGGAACAGCAATTGCTTATCCACAATATGTAGTATATTACAAAGGATAGTAACACTCTTACAACTTAGTTGTAAAGTAATTAATAAAAAATAATTAGAAGGCAGTAGGGGATAAAATCCTTACTGCCATTATATAGATAAAAATAATAAATAAATATGAGTTTAAGCCCTTTAACATCAGGATATCAAGTTCCTAGTAGAGTTACATCTGGGATTCAAGCAGTATATATAGCATCATACGGAACAGCAAGTGCTTTTACGTTAGATTCAACAGGAACTTCACTATTAGGAACAGGTTCAATAGTTGGTCCAACCGCAGGTTCTTTGCCAACATTCAAGAAGTTCGAACAAAGATTAGAACAAGGTTCTTATATGGAGAGTGGTATATATGGAGAAAATGGATCAGCAGGTTTTTCACAAAAAATGGAAATAACAATAGAAGGCTACGATCAAGCAACAAAAAATACAATCTCTATCTTAAACAAAGGATCTTGGAGAGCAATAGTTTTAGACCAAAACGGTAATTATATTTTAATGGGTTATCAAAATCCAGTATTAATAACAACTGCTGATGGTGGATTAGGTAAAACATTAGTTGATGGAGTAAAAACTACTTTAACTTTTGAAACCAAAGAAGCAAATCAAGCACCAAGTATTAATTCAAGTGTAATAACAGCATTAGGATTATCATAATATAGTGTGAATAGACGGAAATAGGATAGGAATGGATAAAATCCCTTATTAAATAATTTTAATAAGGGATTTTTTGTCTGTATAAATATAAAAAATGGATTTTAATATATATAACATTAGGATAGAAATAAAAAAAAATAAATAAATAATAATGGGTAATTTAACATACGGATATACAAATCCTTGCCGATTAATTTCAGGATTAAAAGATATATATTTAGCAGGAGCAGATAGTAGTCTTAAATTATATTTAAGTGGAGATATATCTTCATTTACACCAGAATATACACTTGATGAAACAGGTGATTATTATATAAATGACTTATATTATTCAGGAACATATTATTTTGATTTAGTAGCATTAGGAGTTATATCATTACCGAGTTGGGTTACAACTTTTGTAATTAAAGTTGTTGCGGGAGATCCACATACACCAAATGATATATACAAACAAGATTTAACAATAACATTAGAAAATGCTATTAGTAATTTTGGTATAGAAAACTTATATATTAATTTATCAGCAGTATTTGTTGCTGCTGAATTAGAATTATTTTATGATGCTAATATACCAGTTAATGTAATTGTTACAACTTCAAATCCTGATAGTGGATCTTCAATATATGCTGTTGGAACTTTTTCAAGATACTTTTATCATTTCGAACAAAGATTAGAACAAGGTTCTTATATAGAAACAGAAGTATATGGTGAAAATGGATCAGTTGCTTACAATCAAAAATTAGAAATAACATTAGAAGGATACGATCAAAAAACAAAAAATGTAGTTGCTATATTAACAAAAAATAGATTAAGAGCAATAGTTGTAGATCAATCAAATAATGCTTATTTATTAGGATATAAAAGTTATATAACAACAACAACTGCTGATGGTGGATTAGGGAAAACTGTTGTAGATGGTATAAAAACCACTTTAACTTTTGAAGGAAAAGAACCTTGGTCTGCTATAATTTTTAAGCCAGGTGTAATAAATCAATTAATTAAATAATGTTAATAATAAATAATAGTGGAACAACAAATATAGTAACAACCCTTTATGAAAAATGTAGTAATCAAGTTAATCCATATTTTTTATGGTCTTTAACTCGTAAAGGTTCTAATGATAATATATTATTTACTAATAATGATATATCAAGTAGTCCTTGGTATTTTAATCAATTTGAAATAACAATTGCTACTAATAGTGTTGGATTAACAAGTGGTATAATACCTTTATTTGAAGGTGAATGGATATATAATGTATATGAAACATCAACACAATATGACTTAAATATAAATAATGTAGTTGGATTGGTTGAAACAGGTTTGATGACAGTAGGAACAACATATTCTACTATACCTTCATTTACTACTAATGATAATACAGTTATACCAGTATTTAGAAGAAAATAATAATAAAATATGAGTAATAAATCAAGAATAATAAAGTTTGAAAATGAAAACTTTACAAAATTAGAAACATTTGCTAAAATTGACATACCTCAATTTGAAGAAAAAGAAAATAAAACAAAAGGATGGATTAACTACGCAAGTGATAATAAGTTTCCTTATTATCTAATTTCTTTATTAGCAAAATCGCCAATACACTCAGCAATTCTTAAAAAGAAGGCTATGTTAATAGGTGGTAGAGGTTTTATCACAACTAATGTTGGAACAGATACTATGTTTTTCTTAAAAAATAGTAGAAACTCATTAGATTTAGAAGAAATCTTACATAGAGTAGCATATGATTTTGAATTATTTGGGGCGTTTGCCTTA